CAATATAGATTGGCAATATGATAAATTTATCAGTGGAAATGAGTATAGATTAACATTGTCTTTAACAGATAGTGTTGGCTCTACATTTGAAAAAATAATTTATATTAAAGCAGAGTATAATTCTATCTCCTACCCTATGAACATTAAAATTGAGGAATACAGAAAACATAATTCTTTAATTGTTGATTTCAGTGAATTACATTCTATTATTGCTAATGAAGAAATTGACGGTGGACATCAGTTTCTTGCATATAATGAGGATACTGATAAAATAGATACTACATTGACTGTCTCTAATAATGTATGTCACTTGGATAAAGGTAACTCTTTGACATATGATTTTATAGACGGCGAAAAGGAATTATCGTTTGGCAAGAGTACAATATATACAACATTCAGGATTGACTCTGATTATACCGGTACAATATTTGAAGTTACGGATGATGATGAAACAACAACTGCATTAAAGTGGGATGGTGTGAATTTTTATCTATCAGTAAAAAATCCAAGTACAGGGTATTCTTCATACGGACGAGTGTTTACCCCATATGAAAATTGGGACAATATGACTGTCGGAGATCAGAAAAAAGCAATAAATGAAGCTATGGCAAAAGAAATAGTGGACTATTCTGTTCCTTATTTGTATATGAACGGTAAAATAAAGTATGATGATGACTTATATTATCACACTGAAACACCTTTGAGCGAACAAACATGGCTTGTAATTATAGATACAAAAACTGAAAATGTTTATTTTAAAAATATGTCTCAAAAAGATAATAAGACTGTGGGAGGTGATAGTTAATGGCAAAAGTAAAATTGTTCGGTGGAGTTACATACAATGCTTTTGGCGTTGACGAAGGCTCTCATTCTGATGATTTAAAAGAGACATTAACACAAGCGTATGGGAATTATAGTTGGAATTCTAATACAAAATTGTTGGCAAACTTTAATGATACGTTATCGGGAAGTAACTTTGACGGTTCATATGAAAATATTGACCATTTTCAAGTTTATAAAACGTTAGGCGAACAAGATACGTTACATAAAGTATGTCAAACTGAAAATCCTACTCAACGTGTGATAGAAGATTTCGCTGTTGGAGATTTATGTGATTACCAATATTATATTTTTGGTATTTGTAATAATACAATGGATGTCAATGGTGTGCAAGTAAATATCAAAACAATCTCCCCTCTCGTATCGGATAAAATCCAACTACATAGAGGAACAGTCTCTGTAATCGGACTTGTTCCTACAGAAGAAGATAATATTTATACTATTGACGAAGATAATATATGGCAATTAGATATTAATTTAACTAATGACGGTTACACGTTGAATACGGATAAGACATTTTATCAGACCCAAAATGCTTACGGTAAAGCGACTGGCGGTAATCGTAAACAAAGAACTATGTCTATTACAGGGTTGCTTGGCAAGATAGATTGCTCAGGTGATAGTCAATATATAGATACTTATGACGACATTATAAATTGGGAGAATTTTGTATCAAGTAACAGTTTAAAAATGCTTATAGACTTGAGAGGCTTGATTACTATTGGAGATACAGATGCTAATCCAACATTTCAATATGATACAAATGACAATCACGATGTTTCTGTTACGTTTACATTTAATCAGTTAAATGATATTGATACGGTTGATGTGCTGGGTATGATATTGCCGATTAATCCATTGTATTATGAATATTTGTCGGATAGTGAGGGAGCATTATTGAAAGATACAATTGAGGTTGATGCGGATAATAAATATCATGAATACCTTGCTTCTCCCCTTTTGGACGGTGGTTTAATATGAACATATATAAGAACGGATATGTAGTTGACAGTATCCATAATATTAATATTGCAAATATAACAAAACAGGTATATCTAAATTCGTTCAGCAAACTTGGGTTTGAGAGAATGCTCAAAGTGTTCAAAGCTGATATAGTTATACCTGTTTTTAGATTGTATTTGTTGGACGAAGATGAAAATATATCAATAGACGCAAGCGATGATTTAATGTCAGCGAGTTTAAGTATTACATATCAGACTGGTCAAAGACGTACAATGAATATTACTCTTGCAAATATAGATAATAAGTGGAAGCCTAAGCCGATCAAGGGACTAATATGGACTGGAAGCAAATTCAGATTTGATTCTGGTATTGTTATTGGTGACACAATATATTGGAAACAACAAGGAGTATTTGTTTTTAAAGACCCTACATTATCAAGAGAAAATTCAAGTCAAACAATCTCATTATCATTATGTGATAAGTTTGGTTTATTTGATGGCAGTGTTTATGGAACGACAAGTTTAAAGACAATCATTCCTGTTGGTGTTCCAATGAAGAATGCTTTTACTTCTCTATTGGCAAGTGACAGAGGAAATGGTAAACCATTTGACCTAAAACCAATTATCTTCAATAGTGAATATACGGACGTTAATACATATTACACTATAAAGCAAGATGCCGGTACAAAAGTCAGTGAGATATTTACAAGTATGGGCGAAACAATTTCTTCCGATGTTTACTACAATGAATTTGGCAATATGGTTGTTAGTTCTAATGTTAATGAGTTTATATCATCTAACTTCCCTGTTGTATATCGTTTTGAGGAAAACGACAAAGATATTGTGTCGGCAAATGTTGTTTATAATACATCACAAGTCAGAAATAAAGTTGTTGTTAAAGGTGCTATTGCCAACGGTTATCAATTCAGTGCTATTGCCGAAAATAAGAATTTGAAATCAGACTATTGTATTCAGTATAATGGCGAAATACCAGAAGTTATAAATGATAGTAAACTATATGCTGATTCATTGTGTATGTCACGAGCAATGTATGAATTGATTAATTTTAGTCGTGGTACGAAAACATTGAATTTATCTTGCACATATAATCCTATATTCGATGTCAACCAGTCTGTTATGGTTAATTATCCAAGCTTGGGTATTAACAACGAAAACTATGTCATTGACTCTATTTCTATGAGTATGGATAGTGGTGCAACGACATCTTTGACAATGACAAATATTAACGAGGTAATTTTTTAAATGAAAAATGAAGAAGAAAAAATAGATTTTAATGATGAAACAGTTATTGCATATGTAAATATGATACGTCAAATTATTCAAAGTGAAGTTTCAACATATTTAAAAAATCAGAATATTGAAACATTTGAGGATTTAAAAGTACAAAGTGTTTCTGACGATGGATTGCACGCAACATTGAAAGATACAACTACAAAAGAAGTATATGAAAATATACCTAACTATACAAATATAAAAATCAAACCAAATGATTTTGTCAGGATGTATATAAGTAATCAAGGATTAAAGAAATATATTGGACAAACATTTGGTTCAAGAAGTGAATATTTATGTCAAACAGAAAAGGACGGTGATAAATAATGGCTGATTTACATATAGACACAAGCAATGTTACGCTGATGGGTGAATTTAAAAGTGCAATTGAAGATTATGTTCAAAAATATATTCAAGGATATGTAGATAAAGTTATGGTGGGCAGACATAGTACATTGAAAAATTCAAGCTGGGATTTTAGTGGAGATAAAAATGACACAATACGAAATATATCTATTCCATTTGACAAATCGAAAGAACATTGTGGAGTTATAAATATTAAACTAAGTGACCAAACAACTAATGACCCAAAATCTCAAATCTTCTTTTGGTATGATGGGAATAAACTCAATTCTTTGTTTAACCCACTTATTCATACTAATTCATATGGCAGCCAAAAAGTTCAACAGGTTGATTTAATGGGAGATACCATTTGCATTAAGGTATCTAATTCTGGAAACCCATATGCTCTATCTTATGACTCTGCTTCATTCAGTGTAGATTATCATATTTGGTAGAAAGGAGTGATTAAATGGCACATATAGATTTAAAAAAAGATGCACATATTTTTACTCAAGCAGGTGTGACTATTCAAAACTTATTGAACTTGGTTCAATCATTTGAAACAAATGAACTTGAAGAGTTAAGAGACCTTATTAACGTAATCAAAGATATTGACACAAATGATGATAATGCAGATTTTAAGCAACAACTGATTAATGCTATTAACAATGCAGTAATGGAAAATGAAGTTGTAGATACTTTAGATAAAGATAGTACCTATCCTCCACAAGCTACAACTGTAAGAAAAGCACTGAATGGGATAACGGATAAAATTGCTCAAATTGTTAAAAATGTTCAAGATGAAACACAAGAAAGACAAAATAATGATTCATCACTGAACACCTTAATTTCGACCGAAACAAGCGAACGAAAATCTGATGTTCAATCTATTAATGAAACACTTTCTTCTAAAGCAGATAAAACAACCTTGTATGGTACAGGGATAAGCACACACACAATAACCCATAGTCTTGAAAAAGCAGATTTAATTATAAGTATTAATACATCATATGGCAATGGGTATGTGACAATAGATGGTGAAACTGTAAAAAATAAAATTCTTATGGATGGTTTAACTATTCAATCAGAATCAATTTCTGCAACATTTTCGGCGGAAAAAGGTGAAGAAGGAGAAAAATATATAAATCTTCTTTATTCAACCGAAACAGGCAAGCTTGATTTGGAAGTTACAGAACAGCCTGAACCAGGAAATTTTGCAAAGATGGATGTAACATATATGAAAGCAACAATTTCTGAAATGTATGCAAGAAGAATGTATTTTGATGGATTGAATACTTTGACATCATTGGCTACAAAAAATAAAAATTCATTTTTAGAAGCAATCAATGAATTAGTAGCCTCTGATACTTCAATTAACAATTCTATAGGCACAATAAAAAAACAATTAGAAAATACAACAACAACCGGTATATGGCACTATGGTACACTATTAACCCATACAACAAATGTAAATGATGTTGCCAATAATGACATTTCTGCAAATGTAGGCGATTTTTATTTGAATTCTAATACATTCTCAGTGTATTTCTGTGTCGGTGACAATAAAGGTAATCACAACTGGTTATATATCGGCAATTTAGCCGGCAGTTTTGATTACTCAAACTATGCTAGTGTTAATTCTCCACATTTTACAGGAACACCGACAGCACCTACTCCGTCTGTATCAAATAATTCACGACAAGTTGCAACCACAGAATATGTGAGAAGTGCTATTGATAAATATGCAAGTGGTGATAATCTTGAAATGATTGATTTGGCGGAAGGACTTAGGGATGATGTATATGGTAAACAAGTTGTGTGGACAGTTGGCGGTAATATTATGAATTTAACATTGCCAGCCCCAAAATTAACAAATCCTACAACTTCAGAAGAAGTCAAGATTACTTTTGACAAAGGTATTATTCCTTTTGATAATACTGTAAAAAAGGGGTATCTTCCTTACAATACGACAAGTGTTTCTTTTATTCCTATTACAAGAAACAAGACATATATTAATTGCGAATTTAATTTTGATACGCAACATTTAGAATTTACAACATCTAATTCAATAATTTCTCAAGACACTATAGATGCTGTTGAAACAAGAGTGTGGAAGTTTAGTTTATGTTATTATACAGTAAACGTTGTTTATAATGATTCTTCTGAAGAACCGGCAAGTCAATATGTAATTAGTAATTATGATTGTGATTGGTGTATTAATTCTGAAAAAATAGCATTACCATATCAAACATTGGATATGCTAAAAACCGTTGACAAAAATTGTATTATTAATTCTATAAATGAAGTTGTCGATAATGCTTCAAAGAATCAAAGCGAAGTAGGAACTCTTATTTATGCACTACACCCTGACATAACAACATATTCCACTTTGGCAGCTAAAGATTGGTATTTCGGAAAACTAATAAAAAGTGATGTGGACGAAGTATTTATACTGAATAACGATAGACAAGATGACATAGATTATCCTGATGGTGTCACATTAAGTGGCAAATTACCTTATAATGATGAGGTTGGGTATATGTTATCGCAAGATATACCAGCTTTAAAGAAAGCATTTTGTAAAGTGACAAAAAAATGTGTTGCATCTATTGATGGTTCAGATGGAGAAATAGAAGTGTTATTAACATTCTAAGAGGAGGAATTTATTATGACAAACATTAACTGGAAAGTAAGAATTAAAAATCCGATGTTTTGGGTACAAATTGTAGTTGCTATTTTTGTTCCTGTACTTGGGTATATGGGAATTACGGCGCAAGATCTAACCACATGGCAAGCAGTAGGCAATGTAATATTGACAGCTTTTTCTAATCCATATGTATTGCTGTTGATGGCAACGAGTGTTTATAATGCTATTATCGACCCAACTACAACAGGCATTACAGATAGCAAAATGGCACTTACATACAACACGCCTAACAGTGATAAATAAGAGAACATTCATCCTATGCGAATGTTCTTTTTTTGTGCAAAAATTAAAGAAAGGAAGATTGCTATGAATATAATTGAAGTTGCTTATAAATGGCACGGTGGCTTTACAAAACGTTCACGCACAGATTTTATAGCGTTACATCACGCAGAAGCAGTTAAATGTACTCCACAAGATATACACAGTTGGCACGTCTCAAATGGTTGGACAGGCATCGGTTATCATTTCTTTGTGCGTAAAGACGGCACAATTTATCGTGGTCGTCCGCTTGATGTGGTTGGTGCTCACGTTCAAGGTATGAACAGTTGTTCTATTGGCATTTGTGCTGAAGGTGATTATCATACAAAAGAAAAGACAATGCCACAAGCACAAAAGAAATCTATTATCGAGTTATGTCAATATCTTAAAAAGAATTATTATCCAAATGCAAAGATAGTTGGACATAGAGAAATCGGTGACAGTAATTGTCCTGGTCGATATTATCCACTTAATGAAATTAAATTTGCTGTTGCCGGAGGAATTACTGTTCAAGCAGAAAATCCTCAAAAGATTGCCTTGGATAAGTTGGTAACGAAGGGTATTATTACAGATGCATCTCAATGGATACTTACTGATTTCTTGACAAATGCAAAGGCAGTTAGAGTTCTCGACCTGCTTTCAGGCGGTACTTGGACAAGCGAGAAAACAAATTCAAGTATTCATTGGGCTCAGCCAAATGTCATCTCTTTAGCATCTAAGGATGGTGGTTCTTCTGACGGAACAAAAGTCATTGAAGATATTGACGGAATGGTTAATAAACTAAATGTCTGGATCTCTAAGGCTACACTATTGGCTTTGGTTGATAAGCTTACAGGTGGTACAAAAGAAAAATACAAGAATAGAAAAACAGACCATTGGGGTAGAAATTGTCTTGATAGTCTTTGTGATAAAGGCATAATTACAGATGTTAAGTATTGGGACTCCGATTTCGAAGCTACGGTAGAAAACGGAGTTTTTTTAGTGCTTTGTTGTAATGCATTTGGTCTTTGAGGGAGGGTTTAATGTACACGATTACTCTATTAAATGACAGACGATTATACGGAGCTCACAAAGAAGCGATTATGCAATATGACAATATGGTCGGTAAAATTCAATTCCTTATTCCGCAAACATATGACGGAAATGATATGAGAAATTTTACGACTGTATCATTGGAATATATCTCCCCTATTTCTCATTTATATAAGCAAGAATTTTTAACCTTGTCCGAGGAATTGGTGGAATATGCCGATGAACAATATTTAGAATATTTGCTTCCTATCGGCTCAAAAATGACTGCTGAAAATGGGGATATTGAATTACAACTATCGTTTTACCAAGTTTATATGGACGAAGATGGCGTAGTTCAAGACCCTGTTCTGAAAACACAATCTTGTAAGGTCAAAATTATTCCTACAAAGAATTGGGCTCAATTTGTACCGTCAGAATCTATGGCGGCACTTGACCAACGTATTGCTCAGTTGATTGCTTTGGAAGAAGAAATTACCGAATTACAAGGACAGATTATTGAACATCATGACAATTTTATAAATGATGATGTTATTTCTGATAAGACAACATATTCGTCAAAGAAGATTGAAGAATTCATAGATAAGAATGAACTTGACGAAACTGTTGAAAATATAACAAATACTGAAAAACAAACAATCTCTGATGAAGAGATAGAAAATCTATTCAAATAATTTAGGATAAATCGCATTATGCCGGCTAACAATGCGTTTTATTATAGACATAACTTATACACTTTTATTAAATTCAAGGAGGAAATTAGAATGGCAAACGAAACACAAAAGTTTTTAAGTTACGAAGGTCTTGGTACATATGACAGTAAAGTCAAAGCTTATATTGTAGATAAGGCTGACACTGCCAAGACATCTGCTATCGAAGCAGACGCAGTTGTAGTTACTACAGATGTAACAACAGAAGGATATGCAAAGTCTTATACATTCACTCAGAATGGTGCAACTATTGCTACGGTTGACATTCCAAAGGATATGGTTGTATCAAGTGGTAAAGTGGTTGTCAACCCTGAAGGACAGGATGAAGGCACATACCTTGAATTGACACTATCTAATGCAACAAGTGACAAAGTTTATATTAATGTTGGCAAGCTTGTAGATATTTACACAGCAAAAGCCAATGCAACTCAGGTTCAGATTGCTATTGATTCTGCAACAAGAGAAGTTAGTGCCACAATTGTTGCTGGTGGTGTAGGTTCAACAGAACTTGCTGACGGTGCAGTTATTACTGCTAAGATTGGTGATGCTCAAGTTACAAAAGCAAAATTAGGCACTGATGTACAAGCTTCTATTGATAAAGCCGATTCTGCAATTCAGTCGGTTGCTACCGGTAAAACAGACGGTACAGTCGCTGTCGATGGCACAGATGTTTTAGTTGCAGGTTTAAAGTCTGCCGCATATGCTGAAACAACGGCTTTTGATGCGGCTGGTGTTGCAGATACAAAAGTAAAAGAACTTGCTGATGGTGCAGTAAAAACAAATACAAGTGATATTTCAACACTAAAAACAAAAGTGGCTGATCTTGAATCTGTTGCTATTGAAGCAATCTCAACAGATGAAATAAATGCTCTATTTACAAAAGTGACTGAATAATTTATTCTCTGATTAATTCAAAGTAATACATATTTCTAAGGGAAGGGTGACGACTCTTCCCTTTTTGTATTGCTTGATACTATATGTTTTTGCAAAAATATATAACTCGTTTTGGAGGAAAGAAAATGGAAGAAAAGAAATTTTTAGATTTAAATGGTTTAAAAATAGTTGTAAATAACATCGAGAACGAGATAGATGGAAATAAAGGCGACATATCTTTTACCGATGATATTACTTATGAACCGTTAGAAGAAACGGAGGCAAGTTCGTAATGGCTATGTCTCTTAAAGAAAGCTTGGAAAGCTTAAAAAATCAAACATCCGCATACACCCCGTCAGTTATGATGGTTAATCCTAATACAGAACCTAAAATAACGGCAGATATGGACAAACGTTTAATTGATGTTCCGCCTGAATTACAGACAATAGGTGTGGCAACTGAAAATAATGCAGAAACAGTTTATATTAGTATTCCATCGACCACTTTTGATGGAACAGATTTAACCGATAAGACTGCTTATATTTATTTTGTAAACGCAGGCAAAGAAGTGAATATTTACAAAGTCACTGATGTTACTGTTGAAGATAATTCGATTAAGCTTGGCTGGACTATTACAAATGATGTCACTCGTTACGCAGGAACAGTGTCGTTTTCAATTGCATTTGAGTTAGATAATTCATACAAATTGACAACTACTCCTGCCACTTTAACGGTTCTTAAAGGATTGGACATTGACCAAACAATTTCAAAGCAAGACACCGCTATTGTATCTGCTCTATATGACAAGGTTAATGCTCTTAATACAAAGGTAGACAATGCCGTAAATTCAATGGATAATTCAGTTGCAACAATCAACACATTGCAGAGTGCTATACAATCGTTGCAGTCGGAATTAAATTACATAAAAGAACACGTTGTTTACGTGATAGATGATATTGAAAATTAGAAAGGAGGAACTTAATGGCTAAAGCAAAATATTTTACACAAAATAACGAAAAAGTATATCCTATATCACACACCAAAGCAGTATATGATGGCAATGGTAAAGTCTTAGAGGATAGGTTGACCGAAGATGAAACTGCAATTTCAAGCCTACAAACGGACGTAAAAGGCAAAGCCAACAAAACTGATGTAGACAATAAGCTAAACTCAAATAGTGCTATTTCTGACACTACTGTGGCTTTCACAGAGGCTTCAGTAAGGGAAAATATTGTTTCAAATGAAAAGAGTTCTACTCTATTTGGTAAAGTTCAAAAATGGTTCTCTGATTTAAAAAAAGTTGCTTTTACGGGTAGTTATAACGATTTGATTGATACTCCGTCAAATGCTACTACTACCATTAATGGTTTAATGTCGTCAAGCGATAAAATAAAATTAAACGGAATATCAAGTAATGCAAATAACTATATTCACCCCACTACATCTGGCAATAAACACATACCAAGTGGAGGCTCATCAGGTCAAATATTGAAATGGTCGGCAGATGGCACTGCTATATGGGGAACTGAAAAAACATATAGTAATGCTACTACTTCAAGTTCAGGGTTGATGAGTGCAAGCGACAAAACAGACCTCGATGCTTGTGTAGAAACTTTAAGTGCCGATGCGTCTATGTTTCTTAGTTCCATTAAATCTCCAGCTCCTGCTGAATTTGAATTTGTTGAAACTTTATCATTAAGTAATTTAACTTTAACAGGTGATGTAGTATTTTCCGATACGGGTTTATTTAATGGATATGCTTCATTAACTGAAATCACATCAGGACTTAATGATATTTTTCAAAAGAATATTGATAACGGATTTGATTTTGTTTACTATATGGTACATAATACAAGCAGTAAACGATTTGAATTTTCTGCTACTGACCCATTGTATATATCCAGTAGTCAGGGTGGCAAATGGTATTACGACGGCAATGAGATAGCCACTAAGTCTGATATCCCAAGTACGTCTGATTTCCTTAAAACATCTGGCGGTACTTTATCTGGTAATACAACTTTGACTTCAGGATATGGTTTCTTGTCAAGTTATAGTAGTAACCTTAAATTACTAAGAGTGAATTCAAGTTCAAATTACTTCGGCGAACAAGGTGGAGCTACTGCAATGTATAACTATTTTGGTTATAGAAATAGTGCCAATACAACTACAATAACTAATCATTTTGGTAGTAGTTATAATTCATCTTATAAGACAAATCTTAGCAACTATTACGGAAGATATGCTGCCACAAACTATTTCGGTTCAAGTGCTACAACAAATTATTTCGGCGATAGTTCAACTACATCATATTACAGGGGTAATACTATATACCTTGGTAGCTCAATATCTTATCCTGTGTATATGCAAGGCAGCACTTCATATAGAGTTGTAGGAACAACTACTGGATACAACACTAAAATCCATGTGGCAAGTTCACAACCAAGTAATATGGCGGTAGGAGATATATGGTTTAAAATACCATCTTAATGGGAGGTGAAGAATAATGGCAACGGGTTTATGGACAGATTATAAAGCATCATCTTTTGCTGGTGGCAGTGGAACTTCATCTTCTCCATATCAAATTTCAAATGCTGCCCAATTAGCTTATATGGCTTATTTAGTAAATAGCAATACAACTTATAGAAATAAATATTATCAGCTAACTGCTGACATAGATTTATCTGCTCATTATTGGTATCCTATTGGTAAAGAAAACTATTCTTTTAATGGTACGTTTGATGGACAGTATCATACTATTTCAAACATGACAATAGATAACACGGTAACAGGTATGGGTGTAAAATACTTGGGTCTTTTTGGTTATATA